TGCATCTGAGGGGTTGGTGCCTGCGGTGATCAGCCTGCGTGCTGTGTCGCGTCTCCCTCGAGCTTTAGAGAGGGAAACCTCAGGGTAGATGCCTAGCGATAGGAGCTTCTCTTTGCCCCGCCATCGGTACTTGAAGCGCCACCACTTAGTGCCTGTGGGATTGACGAGCACGTAAAGTCCGCGTCCATCGAAGAGTTTGTAAGGCTTTAGCGAGCCCTTGGCGTCGCGCACAACGGTATTTGTAAGGGACATGCGGTAACCTGATTTCTTTGCCGGCGTGTTATCCCCAAAAGATACCCCACTTTGAGCCTCGTTATTATCCATATGTTCTATATCTTCCATATCATTTTTCCTTATGAAATTCACATGTATTAACCGGACACCATCCGCACAATCCTGTTGGATTTGCAGGCCACTTGTCGTTTTCAAACGACATTCTTAAACGCTCGAGGTCGCCCTTGAAAGCATCCCACAATTTATCAGACTTGTCTCGCTCGTAGTATTCAGGAATAAAAGTATTATGGGCTACAAATAATAAGCCTGCTTTAATATTAACTACTTCAGGGAAATGTGCGAAAGTCATCAACGCCATTAGCTTTAACTGCTTTTGGTCTGGATACTTCGCGCTGCCTGTTTTGTAGTCAACAATAAAAGCTGAGTCGCCATCAATAATTAATAAATCTACTATACCCCGTACCCAATACTCGGGGGCATTAAAGTTGCACGGTGTCTTATCAATAGTTAGTGCCAATTTACACTCAGGTAGTTTCTTACCTTTTATATCGATTAAAACATCCAGCACGTTTTTAAACCGCTCATAGTTTTTAGCTAGCGGCTTACCATCTCTTACGTAATCTTCTAACGCAGTGTGTACAGTTGTGCCGTACAACATTTGGTCTGTAACTTTCTTAATGTAATTCTTTTTTACCTTGACCTCATGGTACTGCCTTGGGCAGTTGGTGAAGTCCTTAAGTCCACTGAATGACCACTTAACCATCATTCTTTACCTCTTTAAATAAACTAAGAGGTATATTAATCACCGGCTCAAAGTCTCCATTCTGCCCACGAGGGTTGCCGTTCATTTGTAAATCAAGCGGTAATTTAACGGGATGTTTTATATTGTGATACCACAATCCTTCAGGCCATTGCACGATAAGTAAACAAGGCAGACCGATAATACGGTTTAACTCTAACAGTTGAATGTATTTTGCTACTGAAATAAACAGTGGATCAATCTTCTTGCTACGTCGTTTGAATTCTGCAAATGCTTTCGGCTCATTATTACGGTATAAAACCCAATCAATTTTATATAATGTCGGAGACAACTTTTCAATATCCACTTTCCATGTTTGGCATATTAATCTAGCAGCTGATTCCTCATTAGCTAAATGTTCAGGTGTTTCATTCATAGGGCGAAATGACATTAACAATCTCCATAAGATATACCGTACTTCGCTTCACACGCTACGGGAAGCCCCACAGCCCATGTAGGAGGAGTAGACATAACTTTGGTTATAAACGCAAGTGCATGGCGTAGCTCGTTTTCTGGGACAACAATCACCGCAGCATCGTGTACGGTCAATACTGGACGATAACGTACGTTAATAGACAACATCTGCTCACCAACAATAACGCGAGCTAAGGCTTGAACTACGTTCTCAACCATAGTGCCGCCCCAAATATTAACTTTCCCCTTTCGTGAGTCGTAGATAAATTTGCCGTCTTCTTTCCTTAAGTTGTTATAGCGTATGTATAGACCATTAGGTAGCTGTAAACCCGAACTAGAAACTTTAATAGTTTTATGTTGGTCTAAGTAATATGCTTTACGCTCTTTAGGCCAATACATCATATCGTCTAACGCTCTTTCGCAATCTCGCCAAAAACGAGTTATATTGTCGTTAACCTGTCTATATAACTCTACAATTTCTTTGCACTCTTCTTCACTCAAGTCCGCGTTAGGCGGCTGTGTCTTGAGCGTATGCTTCAGCTTGACAGCCCCTGTGCCGTAGCCTAATCCTAGTACGCAAGTCTTGCCCACGAACCGTTCCACGGGGTTTTCTTTGCTTATGGGCTTCTTATATATCTTACTGGCGAACGCGGAGTACACATCCTCACCATTGGCAAACTGCTCAGTTACATCATCCTGCCCTGCTAACCACGCCAATACCCGCGCTTCTATCTGTGAGCTATCACAATTAATTATGATATGCCCACGTGGGGCTACAATCGAATTCTTTAACGTCTTCTTTTTCTTATCGCGACTAGGTAAGTTCTGAAAGTTCACCATGTCCATACCCGACCACCGACCCGTATGCGCCCCGTAGTACTTCAGTGGGATAGGCAGCATCCCTTTGTTTCGCGCACCGATATGTATGAACCGCTCAATGCGCGACTCCTCTATCGTAGACTTAGTACCTAGACGCACCGCGCATAGCTGCTGTATGTATGAGTCATCATCTTCTGTTAAGGCTATAAACCCTTCGTCATTCTTTGCTAGAGCAAAAGTTTGCTTACCTGTGGCAGGGCTAGTCTTCATAGGCACAACTGCCCCTGCTTCTTCTAAGACCGCAGCGAACTGTTTATTGCTAGCGAGTTTCTTGCGCACTTCTTCTTCAGTAGCGCAACTCATACGCGACATCAAGCTGCGTAGTAGATTGGACTTCTCTTGTTTAACTTCATCTAACCTTTCAATCAATAACGCATCGTCAACCTTTAATGACGGCTGAGTGTACATCCGCAACGTCAAATCAATTAAATCTAACTCATCTGAGTTCATCGTCTCAGCTAAGATATTAAATAGTTTATAAGTTAACTCTGTATCATTGATGCAGTATGCGCCATAACGCGCTAGGCTCGCCTTATCAAAGTCTAATCGCTTCTTACCTAACGCATTAACTACCTCAGTTCCTTTCACACCTAAGTTATACCGCTCAACTAACTTAGCTAACGACCCACCGGCATCTACCCCGTGTACCGCCCGTGCCATGCACAAAGTATCGTAGTACATCGCAGGAACAATCCCGTAGTGCCAAGCCAAGATAGCTCCATCGAACATCATGTTGTGGCAGAGCAGTGCGGACTCGTGCCAGTCGTATTGGTCTAAGAAATTCTTAGTAGCAGCCTTATCCCCACTGAACCATACCGCAGCGGCATCATCTACTTTGACTGACACACCTACAACTTCAAACTCAGCATCACGCAGGTACTCCTCGTTCGTCTGCTTCTTAAAGCCGACCTCGTTGGAGTAGTACGTTTCAAAATCAAGTGTTATGAAAGCCATCTTCTAATTCTCTAACGCGTCTTCTAAGGTATATTATTTCATCATGGCATGCCCACAACACTCCACCCAAAGTTAAAAACTTTAACTCTGTCGTTACACTTGTGTCGTTCACTTGATCTGGCAGTTGTCTGATCAAATCTAGTACATCTTCTTGTGTTGTCACTTGAGCTGTAAAAGCCAGATGAGTACTAACGCGCACACTGCGATTAGCAAAACAATAGCTATCTTACGTCCTAAATCTTCGCGAGCGATGCTTTCTCTCACCGTCCGGTGTAATGGTTCTATCTCATCTCTAAGCAAACGAACTTCCGCATAACTTTTAGCTAGAGCCTCTTCAAGGGCAGCCTCACGTGTATGTATAGGTATTTTTGCTTGACCATAGCCGTCGGGCATTCTTGCTAACTCTCTCGCCCAAGACCCTGCGGGTGATGTTGTGTCATTTACTATCATGGCTCATCCTCCTTGCTATATCGGGTTATAAAAATAGGTGTACGCTCGCCAACGTATGCACCTATCACGTTGTACTCAAAATATTCACGGGCTTCTTCGTCTGACATGTCGTGGCTGTCGTTCACTAGAATTTCTATGCAACGCTCGTAGTCATATACCGCTATCACGTTATTAAATTGCTGACCCACGCCCGCGAGCGCGTCATCAAATTCTTCCTGTTCAGCCATTTTATTTCTCCTGTAAATTAATATTTGAAATAAACATCTTTCTCATCATGCATCCGCTGAGACCTGATATTAGGTGGAGGTAGCAGCTCGTACTTTTTAGTTGAAGCTCTAGTAATATATAAGCCTAAAAGATAGAACAATCCACAAATTAAGCCGCCTATTAATATTACGTAGGATAAGAATAATATAATTGTTTCATACATTGTTATTTCCCCTCTCTTAAATTTATTTCTCGATTCAAATAAAACCGCGCTTTCTTTAAGTCTTCTACTGGGTCTGCACCCTTTTTCTGCCCTACTCGTGTGACGTACTTAACCACATTAAAAAGATAGGCATTGGCAACTAGTCCCTTAGCCTCCGCGTAATCTAAGAAATCAATCCCACCAACTTTGTAGTGCGGTGGGTCGTTCACTAAGTCTTCCTTTGGAATAGTTCTTGCTTCTTTGAAATTCATATCTTTACTCCTATTTGTTAATTTTTTGTTTATTCGCCGCTAACCGATACCACTTATAGGCTTGAACATCGTTCCGAGCGACTCCTTCGCCTTTGGCGTACATCCTCCCAAGATTAAATTGAGCTTCAGCCTTCCCTTGATCCGCCGCCAAGCGATACCACTTCACTGCTTCTACTTCGTTCTGAGCGACACCTTCGCCGTTGGCGTACATAAACCCGAGATTGAATTGAGCGTCAGCCAACCCTTGGTCCGCCGCTAAGCGAAACCACTTCGCTGCTTCTACGTAGTTCTGAGCGACACCTTCGCCATTGTCGTACATCAACCCGAGATTGTATTGAGCGTCAGCATCACCTTGATCCGCTGCTAAGCGATACCACTTCACTGCTTCTACGTAGTTCTGAGCGACACCTTCGCCATGGTAGTACATCACCCCGAGATGAAATTGAGCGTTAGCGTTTCCTTGATCCGCTGCAAATTGATACCACTTTACCGCTTCTACTTTGTTCTGGGTGACCGCTATGCCGTTGTCGTACACCCACCCAACATTAAATTGAGCTTTAGCA